CTCGTGGAACGTGGCCGTAAACCTTGAGGCGTAGTCCACACTAATAGGCCCCTGAGAAACGCAAGTGTACGCGACACAGATTTTCACGCATCCCTACTAGCGACCCAGCAATTCGGCGGGAAGGCAGCCAGAATCTCAGGCTTCGTCTTGGCCAGGATGTGCGATAGCGGGCACCATATTTTGAGCCTGTTTACACACATACAGACGCCACACGACTTGAGCGCGGCATCGCTGGGAGTCGCCAACGTCAAATCCTTCCGTGCTTCGAGCGTGGACTTGATGACTTCCGCAGCCGTCGTCAGAAACCAAGAACCTTCGACGTTCTTCGGGCAACCGACACAGATGGCCGCGCGTTTGTTCGCAAGCTCCTGCGCTACTGGTGCGCCCCCGCTCGTGAGCCAATCGAGAAGGACACCAGCGCCCTGTGCCGCAATCCTAATTCCCACAGCAGCCTCGGACACTCGGGCGGGAAGGCTGCTGTGATGGACGAAAAAACTTGGTGCGGGTAATTGCTCCGGTGGCAGCGCCCCCCGCAACTGCTGGAACTGGATCAACTCCCGCTCGATCACGGCGGGGTCGGTGCTCAGTTGGTGCTTCGCGGTGATAGCGGGATTGGCGAGGCGATGCTTACGGATGGCGTCGACGGAGGCAGCCTTGCCGATCATGGCGGAAGGGTTTTCCCAATTCGTTTGGGCCTGCCTGAATTTCCACCCTCCGTTGTTTGGGAATTGTGTGTCGCTCATAATTACGTGTAGGACAATGATCTTGATTTACGCTGTTTTTGATAAAGGGCAAGCTCTCGTTCGAGGTAGTCGTCGTTATCAGGTTTCTTCCCACCATCCTTGGGCATCAGTTCGATGTTGAAACCAAGGCGGCGGGCGCCCTCTACGGCGATGACGAGTGAATCCGCGTTGTTTGGGCTCTCCCCGTTTGTGCGGAGCTTGTAGTCAGCTTTGGTCTCAAGCTCGTATCGGTCGTTATAGACGTAGCTCCACTGGCGGCGACCGAATTCCTCGGCTGCCGATCTGGGAAAGTTCCGAGCCTGACGGCACTGCGCCAGGAGCCGCACGACAAACCACAACTCCGTGACGAACTTGGAGACGTGCTCATACCAAGTCTTGAGCCGCCGCGCCTGAAGCCGCTCATCGAACACCATCATGTCGTTGCTGACGGGCCTTTCCGTGGCGGTGCCGCCGAAGTTGACGGCGTTGACCTCGGGGGAAAGTTCCCGCGCCATCTCGACGGCCAGGGTGGCGTACATGCCCGCGTCGAAATAGACGTGGCTGGACGGTATGCCCAGCGTCTCACAATCCCCCTTGGCGTAGCGGGCAATCTGCTTCTCGGGGCTCAACTCCGAACTCAGCACGATGGGGATTACCTTCTGGTCGCCGAACCGGATGACTTGCTGGCCGTCCACGACCTCCCCAAACTCCAGCCATGTCCGCACGCACGCATCCCCGCCGAACCCGGCGTCAATCGAATACACCTTCACGCGGGGGGCACTGCCCGACCAGATGCAGTCCTTGAATCCGCCATAGTTCTCTATTTCGGTCACGGACAGCACGCGGTTGGAGACGGCTCCGACCTTCCTCACGCCCATGATCTGGCTGTAAAACTCAATCGAATCCCTGCCGCCGGGGCGCTTCGACACGCGATCCACGTCGCCTTGGTCCACCATGTACGGATAGCGATTCAGCGTCTCAGGATCGAAGTTGGGCGAGTCGGTCCCAACCAGATTGATCGTGACGCCGTTGTACTTGTTCGGCCACACCTTGGTCTTGGTGACTTCGCCCAGCGAGTCCCAGCCGTCTTTCGGCTCACTCACTCGGTCCAGGGCCTTGCCGTTGTCGGCGATGGGGTTGCCGAGAAAGACTCCCCGGAAATCTCCCTTGTCCAACGAGTCCAGCACCGTCAGGTAGGTTACGGGAATAAACTGGAGTTCGTCCCCGATGAGCCTTCTCCTTTTTTGCTTGATGCCCGCGAAATTCTTGAGCGCCATTCCCATGTACTCACCCTGCGAGGACAGGCAGGGGATTCCGATGCACCCTTTGCGTTGGTCGCGGATGCTCTCTCCGTCGGTGACATTATCAGTGAAGATTGCGTGACGACTATCCACTGCGTTTCCAGGAAGCCAAGGATAGCGGTCCTTGGCGCGTTCATGCAGCGACTTCAAATCCCCAAAGAGCCGCAATTCCAGCCCCCGCGTATCAGTGCTGGTCATCAAGATGAGCGTTTCCTCTGGATGGCAGTAATAATCGCATAGCAGCCACTTGCTGACGGTCCTGGTTTTGCTGGAGTCGCGGGCTCCATAGACGGCGACGATTCGGTTCTCGATGATTGATTTCAGGATCAGGTCCGACCAGCGATGGTGGTCATCTTCCGGGAACAAAAGGCTCTGCATCGCCTTGAAATGAAAAAAGAGACCGCTTCCGAATTTCTTCCCGCCGATCTCCAGAAAACCTCCACTCTTCACGAACTTCATTTCCACTTGCAGCGGGGAAGTAGAGTCGGGCCAATCCAATCCGTATCTGAGCACGCCTCTAATTTGCTTGCAATTCTGGACAAAGCAAACGAATACGGTACAGTGCAATTTGCCCTTCAACCGTAGGCCCTATGGCCAAAAGCTCAGATGTCATCTACATTCCTGACGGCTCCTTTTCATGGGCTGGGGGTGTGGACTCGTCGCTGGTCACTACGGTCCAGAGCGCACTTAACCCGCAGGGGCTCCCGCGCAACGCCCTGGCATGGTTGAACAATGCCACGGTACGCGGAGGGGGTATTACGCAACGGACGGGTTTCCAGCCGCTGCTCAGGCTCATCTCATCGGGCAAATGGCAGATGGGCATGATCTACGAGCCGGACGGTGCCAATCCGTACCTGCTGTGCCAGGTCTCTGGCGTGCTCTACAGTGCCCTTCTGGAGCCGCCCTACACCATCACTGACCTGACGCTGGGCGACCCGTTGTTGCTCAATCCGGTCGAGTCTGAGATGGCCTTCTTCGTTCAGGGCGAGGACTTCGCGGTGATCCAGGCCGGCGACTACTACTTCTACGCCAACGACGCCGACCGGACGCTGCCCTTGATCTGGAACGGATTCTTTCTGCGCCGGTCCATCGGCATCACGACAAATGCAGCACCCGCGATGGCACCGGGCATAAACGAAATCCCCGCCGCGACCTCGATGTGGTATCACGGCAGCCGGATTTGGTATGCGCTGGGCAGGGGCGTGGCGGCAGGCGACATCGCGGGCGGTCGTTCTGGCACCGCGTTCTACCACTTTCGAGACTCGATCCTGAGCGTGACAGAGAACCCGCTGTGCTTCGGGGGAGACGGATTCACGCTGCCAACCACTGCCGGTAATATCCGGGCCTTGCGCGAGGAAGTAAACCTCAACGAATCAGTGGCTCAAAGTCGATTGCTGATTTGGACACGAAAATCAGTCTTCGCGCTTTCCGTTCCCGCGACTCGGACAGACTGGATCAACGCGGACAGTTCAAACGGACCCAGTATTGTACCAGTTCAGCGTGAAAGCGGATCGGTTGGAGATATGTGTGTCGTGGCGTCGAACGGCGACTGGTTTTACCAGAGCTTCGAGCCCGCCGTTAGATCTTTGCTTACCGCCGTGCGAAACTTCGGCCAGTGGGGCAATACACCCATCAGCCAAAATGAACTTCGGGCGCTGGCGCAAAACAATCGCGCCCTGATGAGGTTTAGCAGTGGCATCAATTTCGACAACCGGCTGCTGATGGCCGTGCTGCCGCAGGTGGCATCTGATGGCATTAACGTCATTCACCGGGCAATGCTGCCGCTTGATTTCGACGTGGTTTCAAATCTGTCCACGGTAGGTCCAACTGACGTTAGCGGCACGTCAGCCATGACGCCTCCGGTCTGGGAGGGTGCCTTGGACGGTTTGAATATCCTGCAACTATTTTCGGGAGATTTCGGAGGGCTTCCTCGGGCATTCGCTACCGTCATCTCGGACGTGGACGGCTCGATCAACGTCTGGGAGATAACCAAATCCAATCGCTTTGAGAATGGGGACAACCGCGTGCTGTGGTCGCCTGAGTTCCCGGCGTTCACCTGGGTCACTGCCGGACTGGAGTTCAAGCTAAAGCAGTTGAAGGGCGGAGAGCTTTGGGTGGACAAAGTGGCGGGACGGGTTGACATCGAGGTTTACTACCGGACGGATGCAGACCCCTGTTGGCGCCGCTGGTTCATCACGGACCTATGCTCGGCCCGATGCGAGGATTACGACTCGCCCACCGCCGCCTATCCCTGCGAGCCATTCCGCGAGGGTTACAAGTGGCCCATCGTGTTCCCGGAGCCGCCGCCGCGCTCGTGCGATTCGATGGGCGTGCGGCCAACCACCATTGGCTATCAGTTTCAGACGAAGATCATGGTTCGGGGCTGGTGCCGAATACGGGGATTGATCCTCTACGCCATCCCGCACACCGACCCGCAGTATCACGGCATCGCGTGCCCGACCTCGATACCGCAGGGCATGGCTCAGTTGCCGCGCCTGATACCGTCGCCATTCGTTCCCAATGTCATGTCGCAGTTTCCGCCAGCGACACTGCCGCCCGTTCCGAATGCGGATTTCACGCCGCCGGCTCCGACGCCCCCGACGCCGGGGAAGAATCCTCCCAAACAGCCGATCAACCCGACGCCGCTCAACGGGGCCGTGGACGTGCTCAATCCGATCCTGTCTTGGTCTGACGGCGGCGGGGCTACCAGCTACGACGTATGGTTTAACGGCGCGTTCATCGGCAACCAGCCGGGCACGACGTACAACCCCGGACCACTGGCCAACAGCACGCCGTTTACCTGGCGAATAGACGCGGTGAACGCGGACGGGACAACGACAGGCGTAACGTGGGGATTCACGACGGGCGTTGTCGTGGCGTTCAGCTACGCCAACCCGTCGCTGGTGATTAACTGGGTGGACTCGGGCGGGGCCAACAGCGGCACGCTGGCCGAGTTCAACATCCTGGCCGATCAACCTACCGTCACGTCGCTGGTTTTCCCGGCAAGCGCCTCCATTACTTCGATCACCGGACTCTCTTCGCTTCCAGCGTTGACGAGCATCACCGCCGCCGCAGGCAACATCGCATCGCTCGATTTGAGCGGAAACCCGGCGATACAGACG